AATGGTGTTGCAACCGTCCTGCCGGGCGGGAGCGCAGATGTCCCGGTTGGGCTCTTCACGATCTCAGCCGCCGACGAAAAAAATCTTGACCGATATGAAGGCTATCCACACCTCTACCGAAAAGAAGATATCGAGGTCCTGATGGATGACGGCTCAACCGTTACCGGCATGATTTACCTGATGAATCAGGGCAAGCCTACAAAGCCAAGCTATTACTACTACAACGTGATAGCTTCCGGATATGATTCATTCGGCTTTGATAAAAAAATCCTGCAGGCAGCAGCAGGTGCGATACGTGTGTAAAAATGCTGGCAATAATACGCTTACAGGTGTACAATAAAAGCGCCGGGACGGTTCCGGCGCTGGTTAAAAAATTTATTTAGGGAGGATGATAGATATCATGTATGTAAAAAAAGAAAATCTGACCGCGCTGACGAAGGTGCGGCAGGAACTCGGGATATCCCGGGAAGAACTATCAAAAAAATCCGGCGTCAGCTACCGGGCCATTGAGAACTACGAACAGGGCAGAGTCAACATCAACAATGCATCTGTTGGCAAGGTCCGAAGCATGGCCGAAGTGCTGCATGTGCCGATTGAAAAAATTTTAGACTGAATAACAAAAGAGGCTATGTCGAAACCGACACAGCCTCTTTTGCTGTTAAAAAATTTTAATTTAGGAGTACAAAAAATGTCTGATTCCCGCGCCTAACGGTTGATATTATAATATCACACGCGCGTGTGCTCTTTTGTGCTATCTTTCGTTAAAAAATTTTTCTATGAAATCCATTGCCTCTTCTGAGGTTATTCCCTTATGCCAAATGGCTGCATCTTCTGCAGCGTCTCCTGTAAGATTATTTTCAGCCGATGCCCTCATATCAACAAGGTTAAGAAGTCCATCATCATCAATGCTCACGCTTAAAAGTGGGTACTCTGCTCCGGCTCCTCTCTCAAGCTCAACAAAAAAATTATATTCATCCCAGTCGATGTCAGTCTCAGGGTCTCCGCCGTCCTGCCTGAACGGATCCGGAGCCAGGTCTTCTAAAAAATTAAAATAGAATGGGTAGCCCGCCTCCGATAACATCTGAACCAGGTGAAACATCTGTTGCTGCTGCTCGTGCTCTCCGCATATCTCCATAAAATTTTCGCTCATCATAATAGTTGTCTCCTTTGCTTTAGTTGTTTAAAAAAATTATATTAGCCTTCCATCTCGCAGTCAATCTTTTTGGCGTAATCTTTAACAATCTGTTGAACTTTGGCATACTCTAAAAGCTCATAAAGTCCTTTGCGCCAGTACTGCGTGGCCGGGGTTCTTGTAAGATTTTCTTTTTCGCAGATGGTGTTCCAGCTCATGCTGTCGATGTATTTGTACTCAAGGATCGCTCTCTCTGTGGAATTATCTGCTAAAAAATCTATCGTATTGTTGATCTCGACATATGTTCTTTCAAGCTCTTTGATTTTCTCATCGATCCTGGTATTGATATCATCAAGCTCATACGACAGTGCAGCGCACCCAACACTCGTGCCACCGCCCTTTGGCATCCCATTCATGCCCTTGAATTTAAGCGGGCTTTCAAACTCTGCGAGCAGTGACTGCCTGCGGTCCTCAAGTGCCTTCTTGCGGTTCTTGCAACGATTATATGTGCTCAGGTATCTATCAAGCATAGCTGCATCACTCGATAGTCTTTTCTTGACATTATTACTTTTCATGATCTTCCTCCGCCAAAAAATATACACGCTTGCCTATAATCTGAATTTGCTGTACATGTTTGGTCTTATTATCAAAATCGTAAATCTTGACGCCCCTGCGGTGTAATTCATTAATAAGCATCTGGATGCTCTGACACATGGTAGCAAGTGGTACCCTTGAAAAATCCGGTACTGTCTCGCTTATGACCTCCTGCGGCTTGGGTGCTGGTGGCCTGTATGCCACAATGCCACGCTCTTTAGCCTCTGCCCTTCTTTGTTTTCTGTTCATCATACAAGCCCTCCTGTATTAATTCTTCTGCATCCTCTGGGAATATACACACCCCGGCTACGCCACCGGCTTTCCTGATTCGCTCAATCGTCTGCTTCTGCATCGCTGACAGTTTCCCGAAATATGGTCTCTTGACCTCGAATCCAAAATATCTGCCATTGATGCAGGCGGACACATCTGGTATGCCCTGCCTGCTGTAACACCCTGCTGCTTCCTTCCATGCAATAGCTCTGGGATAATTAGCCTTGATGTAATCTAAGATTTTCTTCTGATAATAGCTCTCCTTGGGAATGTTGTCTATCAGGTAGCGTTCTGCATCACCCGGCGTTCTTATGCCTATCACATTTTCGCGGATGTAATTAAGCGCCTCAGCTCTGCTATCAAAGCGGTCTAGCTTTTTCATTGATTTCAACACTCACCTTTCCGCTCTTAATTGCTTCCTTAAAGGCTTCCGGATTCTTGTAAATGATTAACATATCCTGGCCAAAGTATATTTTTGCATATCGTTTTAGTTTTTTTTCAAGCTTCATCATCTTTTTGAAAGCCCATTTCCGGACACATTTCTGGCATTCTGCGTACTCAGTATCACTTATCGGTTCTCTTGTCCTCATTGTTCAACCCCCTCTCAAAAATATTACCTGCGATTTTGATGTCTTTATGATTTATCCAAAAACCTAAGTCTTTCCTGCACCCCTTGGCTTTTCCCTGCCAGTCAACATAAAAGCCCATGTCATACGATATCCCGGGGCCTTCATTATATGGGCCAAACTTTACAATGCCTTCATATGGTGTTTCATCTGTCAGGCACAGTATGTCGCCTTCATATACTTCCTTGCCGTCAAGTGTGCATCCGGCGTACTCTCCAATGGACTCGGGCTCAACTGCTGCAAGCAATGCGCGGTTCGGAAGGCTCCAGTCGGTCATTTGATCAAACAATATTACGTGTTCGTGATATTCTGGGCGATCATCGTTTGAAAAACATACTGCACAATTGCAATGTTCAAAATATGATCCATATATCCATGTTTTATGTTCCGGCTCCCAGCCTCTGCATTTAATCGTTCTCATTGGCAGCTCCCTTCTGCATTTTCATAACATAATTGTAAACGGTGCTTTTTCCGATGCCTAATTCATCTGCTATCATAGGCACAGTCCAGCCGGCTTTCCTTAGTGCCATGAGCTTTCCGGTGTCAACCTGTACTCTCTTTTTATGTTTTGCGTCTTTCTCGTTATCATATTCCGAAGCTTCTGGCTCCTGATCATCAGAATTGTCAGCCTCTTTCTCAGCCTCATTATCTGAATCAATCCCTGTGTTATCTGGACCTTGGCTTGGATTAAATGATGGTATATCGCTCAAGGTTCTATCCGTCTTTATATCCAAGCCGGTTTCCATTGCCGGCTCCCTTCTGAAAAACATCACGCCCTCTAAGAGACAGCTCAATGTGTCCGGAATCATCTCACTCCATCCACTGTCCCTTATGCCCGGGGTCATTATCATGATATCAGTTCCCTTTAAAAAAAGCCTTAGTGCTTCATCCTGCGGTATCTGTTTTACAATCATCGTTCTTTTCCTTCCTGTATATTCTAAGATTTTCTCGGTACTGCTGCCTTGCGATTTCTTTGACCTCTTCAATGTCAAAATTAATAAATGCTGCATGACCAATTCTCTTTCCAATCTGGTTATCATCAAAAGATTTCTGAATTTTGGCCACAATCGGATCAGATGCATCATTGACCTTGATTCCGATGAAACAATATGCCTTGACGTACTCTTTTAAGTCACTTGCGAGCTCATCTTTTAGTTTCTGAAATGCTACGCGATATTTGCCTGCCAAATCTTCCGGCGGTATCTGTGTTTTGTTTTTCCTGTATTTCTCAAGCGTCAACTCCGCTTGTTTTAAGGCTTCATCCGGTTTTTTCATGTTCGCTCACTCCCTAACACCTAATATTCCTAACACCTAATTGTTTTTTATAGGTGTTAGGTGTAATCCCTTGATTTTTAAGCGTTTATCGGCATTCCTAACACCTAACACCTAATTTTTAAATACATACCTATTTTTTTATTGTGTGCACCAAAAAGTACTGCACGCAAGCTCATACAATAACCTATAAATAGGTGTCAGAGGTGTTAGGAATATATATAAAGGCGCTCAACCTCGCTAAAATCAAGGCTTTCAGACCTAACACCTAACCTAACACCTAACCTAACACCTAATTTTTAGGTGTTAGGAATTTAGCGTACTATATTCCTAGATTACGTGAATGGCAATGGCAGTTGACCGTCTGTTTCATCGAATGGCGTATTGCCTGCCGAAACAAATCCATCCTCGTTAGATTGTGTTCCTGAATCCCTTGCAAGTGCTGCTACTTCTTCATCGAGCGGATCTATTGGTTTCGAGAATTGGCTTAAATCAAATTCTACGAATCTGCATGTCCTGTTGTTAAACCATTTAGTTACGCTATACGTTTTTCCGCCGTTCGTCTTAGATTTTGCTGTAATTATATTGTTATCTGCAAGATATTTAAGAGTTTTCCTCGGGCTATATCCGGCTTTAGACAGTGCATTATTCAGAATCGACGGAAAAATATATACTTTGTTCTGGTCGTTGCTGATGGTTCCGAGGCATGTTCCTATAGCCTTCTCACCAAAATACTGCTTGTTGGATAATACCCAGTCTACTATGTACTGTGTTGCATTCTCGTTAACATCTGACACACCTGCTGCCAACTGCTCCCTGATAATTGCCTGAGCCATAGCCACAGCCCTGTCCCATGATTCCTTGTCGATGATAAGCGGAGCTCTCGTGCCGGTCTCCGGTTCAGGATGGTCTCTAAAAATCCAAGTATCTATCATAGCATCGGCAAGTGCTACAGCACTTATACCGGCTATATGGCTTCCGCTGGTGCCGTTTGCAAGTGCATATACCTGCTCAACCATGCGGTCATATTCTTCTTTGATACTGCGCTCATCGGTTCTCATTATCTGATTGATGAACTCCGGGCCCGCCCATCCACAGTTAAGTGGTGCCTGCTGGTGCATCAGGCTGGCATCTTTTTCGTTGTCGAATGGTCCGCCGTATATCTCCAAGACTCGTGTAGATACACCGGTCTGTGAAGTCTCTGTCGATAATGGCTCTTCGCCTGTTGCAAGCGCCACAGTTCGCCATGTGTTAAGGGTCTGCAGTCCGCCACCCTTGCTTCCTCTGGCTCTGCCTGTACCTGATGCTATCATATATACTATTTTCTCAAGGCTTTCCTGCTTCTGGCCTGCGAGCTGTCGTTCATCAATTCCCATCGGCAGGTCATTGTAAAACCCTGCCATGCGCTCAAGTGCCACCTGAGTGGCGTTGAAATTTACCATGAGCCGTTCCGGGTCTCCCCAAGCTGACAGTGCAGCCTTGAGTGCTGCGGTCTTTCCGCCTTTAGAACCGCCCCAGTTATATACAAAAAATATTCGCTGTGACAAAATTCTAAGCAACGGCGCCGCAAAACTTGCCGCTAAAATAAACCTGAACTTATCACGCTCACGATGAGGTCTCATCGTGTCTTTCCATGCTTCAAATGTGCCGTTGGCATGATATGCCGCCGCCCATCCTCTAAGTGATGGTTCGATGTCAAGTACAATATCGTCGCCATGACCGGGCAGGAATCGTCCTCCACTCTGCCAGCCGAATGTCGATGCTGAATCAGCTTTGCTTATTACATCAATGTTCTCGGCCTCAAGAGCTGCGAGGAATCTTACGATTTGCTTGGCATTTTCGCTTGTTACTGTGCATCCAAGATCTGCGAGCGCTGTGATGCTTCGGCTCGTGAATATCGTTGACCGTGGGAAAATAGCTTTGTGCCATTCATTGTCCCTCTTGAATGCTATTTCAATTTTTTCCTCGCCACTCTCCATGCTCTTAAGTCGCTGTGTCAAAATAATCGGTGTTCTGCAGACAAGTGACGGTATCATTGTCTTTTCATTGATGTGACTTATGCCCTTGTCTGAATATATCCAGCCTTCCGGCTGTCTTAGATTGACCGGAGCTCCCTTGGCTGCCTCAGGAATAATGTCATTGATGGCGTCAAGGTCAATCCTCTTGGCATTCTGCAGAGCCTGCTTAATTTCCTTGGTGGCAATTTCTGCGCCGTGCGCCATGTAAAGCTCTGACGGATCCTTGACTCCGAACTGCTTGCAGGTGAAGGAATAAACCTCTCCCGAAAAATCCTTTTCACTTAAAATCCGGCACGTCTTTTCAAAAAAAGTCTTACCGCCCTTGTCTGGCTCCTCGTGTATATATAGCTTAAGCCCTTCAAGCTGTGGCACCATCTTATCCTTGAAGTTAACGGCTCCCGGTGTTCCAAGCGCTGCAAACTGCAGGTACCACAATGTTTGTGTATCGCTCTCGCCCTCAACAAGAATGCAATAGCCATTCTGCCTGATTTCTGGCAGGCGCCATTCTCCATACAGGCACAGCTTTCCGCTGCTTCCGTAGCTCCATCTAAATTCCTTGTTACCGTAACGCTTTCTGAATATCTCCGCTTCGCCGTTCTCTTTGAAATATGGCATTTTAAGCCATTTGGTGCCGTCTCTATCCTTGCCGGTTGATACTCTGCAGACCTCTTTCAAAAAGTCCTCAGGAAGTTTCTTGGCAAATGAATACTCTTGCAGGGTGAATGGCTGCAGCTTTGGTTTTTCTGGCTTGGGCTGTGGCTGATTGTCAAGCCGGCCGTATTTGTTTAGTATCTCTTTGTATGCATCCTTGGTGTTCAGCCCATAATATTTACTGTAAAATGTGATAAAATTACCGCCCTCATCCTCGGCAAAACAGTGCCACATGCCTGTTTTCAAGTCTACCGAGAATGAATTAGAGCGGTCATCGTGAAATGGACACAGGCCTGTAAGCTTATCGCCTGCGATGTTGGCGTTTTTTATGATACTTTTATATTCTGCTGCATAATCAACGAAATCATCTATGTTTAGTTGTTCTGCATTCATATCGCGCCCTCCAATCCGCTACTGATCGGGGGGGGGCTTACGCCCCGATCCCCTTTAATTAAATGGTAATTCCTCGTTAATAGCATTATCAGGCACAGCCATGAATCCATCGTTGTCGGTTTTTGGTTCTTCAGGTTCATCGTAGTCCGAATCGTCAATGTCTACGAATGTCTGTATCTTCTTCATTTCTTTTGCCATTTCCTCAGCCGCGCTTACCTGGTCTGCATCAAGCTTCTTTACGAACGTGAACACTGCCTTGCTGTATGCTATTCCCGCCGCATTCTTGTCCTTTTTCAGGGTAATCTTAGTTACTGCACTGTAACATCTCATGCCTCTCAAAAGAATGCGCTTACTGATGTAATCTCTGAGTGACTTGATTGATGTCGGCGGAAGAGTAACGATGAGCGGCACAGGGTTGTCCTCCTGTAAAAAGTAGATGCGATGCATGTTCTTACATGCTTTTCCGGAACCATTTTTCGCTGTGCCAAATTTATTAAATTCGCAGTTGGCACAGTCCCTGATCTCGCCGGTCTCTGATATAACTCCGGTCTTGCCATCAAGACTGCTGCAGTTCGGCTTATCGTTGCTTCCGTTAAACTCTTCTTCCCAGTAACCGTTGAGTGGATGGTGGAATAAGATCACACCGACAAGCTCTGTAGCTGTCTGTGGGTCATCCTCTGTCTCTCCTGGTATCTCAAACGCAAGACCTCCGCCCGATGGTATCTTTACCTTGTCATACGGTATGGGTCCAAGGCCGTCCATTTCCTCTGCGATAGCTTCGCTGAGTCCTGACTCTGCCATAGTTACCAGGTTGAATTTCTTATCTTCTGTTACTGCTACTTCATTTTTTCCCATATCTCCTAATCCTCCTTGGTATTAATAGTTGTGATGTCAATGTGATATATTGACTCTATAGATGCGTTTCTGTATTTAACGGTTTCATCGTCATACAGATGCTGCGTCTTAAAATATCCCGCCTCGATGCCCTTGAAACGGCATACAACATCTTCTTTCCCGACTCTCATCATCAGGAAGTCTCCCGGGCTTACAACCTGGCCACAGTCGTCTCTCACTGTAATAATTTCCTTCTTCTCAATCTGAACTCCCATTATTCTTCATCCTCCTCTTCGTCCTCTTCATCCTCAAGCTCCTCTTCCATTGGCGCCTCCTCGAATCCATCATCATCCGATGCATTATTTGCCTTGGCTTCGTCTATTGCTTTCTCAAGTGGTGTTCTTGAATCTACATCATAGTACATGTCATTAAGTATTCTGTGCAGGTCTGCTGCCATGCTGATAGTATCACATGCCATATCAACAACACTGTTGTAAAGTGTGGACACAGTCTGGACGCAATCCTCACCGTTCACCTGTAAACCGCCTAGATACATGTTCATTGTTGTCTTAACAATCTTCTCTTTTCCTGCTATCTTTGCGAACGCTTCCGCTGCTATGCCGTAACCCTCGTGCTTGTTTCTGACCTTCGAGACATTGACTTCGCGATTTCTCTGATCATACAGAAACTTAACTACGGTTGATATGTTTTCCTTTAAGTCTCGCTCGCTGTCTAAGCGAACGTCCATCTCCATCTGCTCGTATTCCATTTATATTTCCTCCTTATTTGCTCTTGCTCTATCGAGCGCCTTGGTGTTTGCTTTTCTTTTTAATATTGATAGTTTTTCGTAGATGGACAAATACTCTGTGAGTTCCTCAGGAAGCTCCTCACCGTTGTCCTCTGCCTCTGCCGCAAGGTTGGCCACAGCGCTCTGCAATGTTCTTGGGTCAACTTTCTCAACGATAATATCTCCGAGCCCCTGCTCTCTCAGCGCATCGAAAAATGATACTCTTGTAGTAGCTTCGATTTCTGCAAGCTTTTCCTCTGACTTTTTGGCATACATAATCTTCTGTGATAAGCTGTAGTTGAATCCATCAACCACAGTATTTGGCTTCTCTTCGTCAATCATCATCTGGCAGATTTCCTGCTCCAATTTTTCCTTAGCTGCATTATTTTCTTTTACTTGTTTAGCAAGGTCTTCTTTTTCATCCAGGAGCTCCTTGTACTCCCTGACCTTATCATCTAATGTCTGTTCCATCTTTGTATTTTCCTCCTTGTTTTAAGTTTCATTATCTGTACATTTCTTCCAGAGTCGGCCGTTTTCCGTCTAAGTCATCCCATGAATATAAGCAATGATTCTCATCTTGCCAGTTTGCCTTGTAACAATTTCTGCAAGTACACTTTCCTGACAGCCATCTCATTTCTCCCCAGTATTCTGGTTGGCCACACTGTTTGCAGATCACAATTTTATTCATCCCGTCATTCATGTTAACTACTCCAATTCATCAATGAGATTTCTTACCTCCATTCGTGCCTCGTCTCGGATGTCTTCCGCGTATACGTCGTACCAGCGATTGAATTTATCTTTCAAAGTCATAGCGTTGGCGCATGGGATTTCTGTAAGCTCTTTGATGCGCTTGTCTTTTTCTTCCTTGAGCAGCTTCGCCACGCCTGCTGGAACGACTACTGGATTCCCTCCGTATGCCTTAACTTTTCTTATATCCTCCTGCGAATCTACCGGCACAGAGTATGGCTGCGGGTTTTGTGTATCGAATGACTCTATCAACATTTCCTGAACCTTTTTCACGTTGTCGCTGTAGGCGTTGAACTCGAAATGGTACACGTCGTCGGCTCTTTCCTCGACCATCTTACGCACCTTTTCCATCGGGATATCTCCCTTTACCATCGCCTCTGCGATCATGAGCGATGTCGTGTCTTCAACGTTCCATGTGTCACAAGTCTTTCTATCGCGCTCCAGGCGTATGTATTTTTAGCTCTATGGATTTCACTTCTCCATCGTCGTCTGTGTGAACCTTCATGTCCGTGAGGTTCAGATCCTCTACGACGTCTTTCAATGGCTTTGTGTATACGTCATTCAGTTTCATCTCTCTACCTCCTATTCAAAGTAAGCACGCCAATCGTCTACAACTGTCTTGGCCATGTCTTCTTTTCTGGCCAGTGCCTTAAGTACCTTTTCATCAATCGTATTTTCAACAGTAAGATGAATGTACGTGCAGGCATTCTTCTGGCCGATCCTGTGTATTCTGGCCAAGCTCTGTGAGTATGCTGCATAGTTAAAGTTGACTGAATAATACACACATGTGTCTGCCGCAGTGAGTGTGATTCCTAATCCCGCTGTATCTATCTGCGCAAGGAATACCATTGTTTTAGGATTCGTCTGAAAGTCCTTTACGATATCGCCTCGATCATCAATCTTGATATCGCCGTAGATACTGCAGTATTTGATTTTTTTCTTTTCTAAAAGCTTTTGTATCAGGTCAATTTCTGCTCTAAACCTGCAGAATACTACAAGTTTCTTGCCAGCATCGATAACGTAATCATCCAGGATGTCTTCAAGTGCATTGAGCTTGCCTTTGAATACAAGTTCCGGCTTCAAGCTCTCATCTGCCTGAATAAATCCTCCGGTAAACTGCTGCAGCCTTAAAAGCTTGGTCAGCACTGTCGGGGCGCTCACTGAACCTCCATCCTCAAGCTCTGCAAAGCTGTTTTTCTTAATCTGCTCGTAAAGGCTTTTATCCTTTGTATCCATGCGGATGTATCTTGTCTCGAATGTCTGCTCTGGCAAGTCAAGCGCTTCATCCTTGGTGACTCTGTATGCAATCGAATGCTCCTTTTTGATAAGCTTATCAAGGTCCTTGTAACCTATGATCTGCTTGTTGGAAAAGCCGCCCATAATAGCGTAGCGGTTCCGAAAAGCATAAAAATTGTTGCCGAACACAGTCGGATCCAAAAAACGGTACTGACTGAAAATGTCAATCGCATTATTCTGAACCGGTGTGCCCGATAGAATCAGCTTGTATTTTGCGATATCGCCGAGCTTGTGCATTGCCTTGGACTGGTTCGCATCGTGCGTCTTGATACGCTGGCTTTCATCAGCTATCACTAAGTCCGGTTCCCAGTCTTTCAGCGCCTCGAAGATACCATCTCTCCAGGTTGATTCATAATTAATTACAGCAACTTTAAGTGCCTTGAATGGAAAAGCTTTAAGTGCTTCAAGCTCCCTGAGGCGCTGTTTCTTGTCTCCGAGCATGACATTGACTTTATATTTGAATGTGGCATAATCATCAAATTCCTTTGGCCACACCGAGCACACTGACGTGGGTGCTACGATAAGCACCTTTTCAATTTTTCCCATCTGGTATGCCGCCCCGGCCACAGCTATTGCTGTTAAGGTCTTGCCGCAGCCCATCTCGAATAGGAATCCGAATCCCTTTCCTCTATTCATTTTGTAAAGTTCTCCTTTACGACATCAAGCTGCTTCTTGAGAAGTTCCGATACCATGTTTGCTTTCTTTCTCAAAATCGCCTCCCTGTCTGAAAGTGGCACCGTGCTGATCATTGCGTTGGACGCAGCTTTAAGTCCGTCTCCAATCTGGTCAAGCTCGAAACTCTCTAAGACTACGTTTTCCATGTTTGGAAGCTTTTTTGTATGTCTTTTGTGTATATATCTTTGGATCAGGTCCGTTATAACATCAATTACGCTTTCGTCAGATATCATGTCATCGCCGCATGTTACCATGTGAACTATTGCATTATTTCCGCTTTCATCTTTTTTGATTTTCTCAAAAGTAAATAATATTATTGCATCCGACTCCAAATTTACAGTGTTTTGACCATCCGAAGCCAATGAGTCCGGGGCTAATAAATGCAAATTGATTTTATTTTTATCCATTTTTTGTCTCCTTTTCTGGTGGGTTTACAAGTCCGAATGTCAGCAGGGCCATGTTGGCGCCACGTGTCTGATGCTTGAATAGCGGATATTTTACCGGATAATCATAAAGCGGTACCGGCTCCTCCGCCATACGCTCTTCATCCACAGCCTCCTGCAGCTCATTCATTTTAGTTCGTTCTTTTTCGATCGTGGCCGGAAGAATCACGAGCGTGGATAGTCTGTTAAGGAGCTCTCTCGTACAGGCTCCTTCAAGCCACTGCCTGCTCCTATTCCAACGCATCAGGTTCCAGCTCTTGATTATGTTGAACTGTGTACTGTCACAGTCTGCGATGATGAGTGTGTCATCATCAAGTTTCATTTTCATTGTCTGCCTCCTTGTCCGTATAGAACGTCAGGTTGCCGGACTCGAACAGCTTGTAAAGTGTTCTTGAGTGCCATGTACTGCTGCCGTCTTTGGGTGGAGTCTCAAAGTACAATGCCCCCTGACTCTTATCCCATCCCTCGATGTTGACCATGTATAGCGCGTGCCAGCAGTCATCATCGGGCTCGACCTTGCTGTATCTGCCATTCGACACAGGTGTGAACTCTCCTTTATCGAAGATAACCTCGTCGATTGTGTCCGGGAACTCATCGCTCCAGACTCTGTTTATCACCGTCCTCATAACCTGCGCTTTGGTCTCTGTACTCTCGCTCTCTGCCTCTGCCATTGCTATCTTAAGTAGTGGCATGCTTATATCCCAGTCGGGATATCCGTCATCAACCATCTGCTTTTTTGCTGTGAGATAAGACTCTTTCCAGGAACTGCAGCCTGATATATCAACATACTGTGAGCCCCTGCCGCTGTGATATGGTGGAAGGGAACATATGTAATTGGTGATATTGTTGTATGTGACATTTTGCGGTACCTCTACAGGCTTTACTATCGTTTCAGGCATTGGTGTACATGCATTCTTGATTGTCACCGCTGTAGCGAATACAAGTACACCGCCTATTGCTGCATTCTTTACTATGTGTTTAATTTTCTCTTTTCTGTGTCGTTCGCTCATGATGCGCAGGTACGCATTGCTGTGCCACTGCTCTGACATCCTCTCAACCTCCTATCTGTTATCTGTGCCGCTATCTGATATACGGCACTCGCTTGTCCGGTATTGGGAATAACAAAGCCTTCAATGCTGTCAAGCCTGCGCCCGTCCGCCAAAACGTGCTTTACTTTGATTTCCATATTGTTACCTCGCTTTACATAAATAAGTAGAATACCGGCTCACTGCCTGGCGCCATCATCTGTGTTCGCCTGCAATAGCCGCGCCTGCTGCCATGCCGTCCATATATACGGAAAGCATCGTTGCAAACATGCCTCGCTTCTCTGCCGGTACATTTGCCATCACAGTGCACACCTCGCGTGCGTCCTGCATCTGTCTGTTGCTGTAGCCCTGAGGGCTCATGTTTGTTTTTTCGATTGCTGCTACCATATTAGGTGCCTCCTTCCTATAAAATTGAAACGTGTTTTGTGTTTCTGTGAACATGTTACTTTACTAAAACATGTTTGTCAATAGTTTTTTATTGTTTTTGTGAAGTTTTGTGTTTTTGTGAAGTTTTCGCTTGACATAGAGACTGTTTTGATATATGTTTTAGATAACGAAAGGAGGTATTACATTGAACGAACGAATTAAAAAGTTACGTAAAGAATTAG